GCGTCTCGTGCGCAACGTCTTGATGTCTGCGCACTACCGATACCTCGGTATGCGGGGCACGGTCTGGCGTCGCTGGCCCGTATCGCGGCAGATGTTCCGCCCGCGACTTGAGGACAAGCCGATCCAGAACATCGTCGGCGCGCGGCTCTCGCTCGAGGTCGACTTCAGCGAGTTCTCGCCGCAGTTCACGCCGACGACGCTCGAATACCTGTCGGTCACGTTCAAGCGTGAGTCCGACGGGCAAGTGCTGCTGACCACCGACTACGATTTCAGCTGACGGCACGTCGCCCGCGCCGACGCGCGGTGACCCGACGTCGCCACGACATCAACAACCATCAAGGAGTGAAGCGATGGGCGTTTCCGCATCGGCCGTTGCCCGTGTGCTCGGCATCACCACGGAGTTCAAGGATCTGCGCGAAGGCGCGGTCCTCTATTTGCCGCAACGGATCCCGGTCTTTGCGCAGGGCGCGTCTGACGTGACGTACCCGACGGAAAAGTTCCAGATCACCAGCGCGGCGCAGGCCGGCAACCGGTTCGGCTTCGGCTCGCCGATCCATCTGGTGGCCATGCAACTTTTGCCAGCGAACGGCGACGGCGTCGGCGCGATCCCCGTCACGGTCTACCCGATGGAGGATGACGCGAGCGGCGTCGCAGCGACCGGCGACATCACGCCGACCGGCACCCAGACCGAGCAGCGCACCGGGCGCGTCAAGATCAACAACATCAAGAGCGAGGAGTTCCTGCTCGCCAAGAACGACGACGTCACGGCCGCCTGCGCGGCGCTCGGCTACGCGATCGACTCCGTGCCCGAGATGCCGCTCAAGGTGACGTACACCTACGACACCCTCACGTCGTCGGCCGACGGCAGCAACGGCGGCGACGGGACCCTCGACAACCTGAACACGACCGGCACGCCGCTGCCCGGGGACTGGACGATCGAGTTCACCAAGGCCGCCAGCGACGGCGGCGAGTTCAAGCTGCTCGACCCGCGCGGCACCGTCATCGCGGAGGACCTGGCGCTGAGCGGCGGAAGCGGAGCAACGTCGTCCTTCGACAAGGGCGGCATCAGCTTCGATATCACCGACGGTACCAGCGACTTCGAGGTCGGCGACAAGTTCACGATCACGGTCCCGGCCACCGACATCCAGCTCACCTCGAAGTGGAAGGGCGAGTCGGCCAACGACATCTACGTCGAGATCGACATCGACGACGGCCCGTCCGGCATCACGTTCTCGGTCACGCAGCCCACCGGCGGAGCCGTCAACCCGGACGTCGACACCGAGCTCGCGAAGGTCGGCGACGTGTGGGAGACGATGGGCCTGAACGCGCTCAATATCGACGACACGACCACGCTCGACAAGTTCCAGACCTGGGGCGAGGGCCGGTGGGGCACGCTCACGCACAAGCCCATCGTCATCTTCAGCGGCAACACCGACAAGACGGTCGCCGATGCGATCGTCGAGTCGTCGGCCCGCAAGGACGATCGCATCAATGCGCAGCTCGTCGAGCCCGACTCGCACGATCTGCCGTTCGTCGTGGCGGCACGTCAGCTCGCGCGCATCGTCAAGGTCGCCAACGACAACCCGCCGCACGACTACGGGAGCCAGCGCGTGACCGGCCTGACGCCGGGGCCCGACGGTTCGCAGTGGGACTACCTGAAGCGCGATCAGGCCGTGAAGGGCGGCAGTTCCACCATCGAGGTGCGGGACGGTGTCGTGCACGTCAGCGACGTCGTGACGTTCTACCACCCTGACGGCGAGCCAATCCCACCGTACCGCCACGTCGTCGACATCGTGAAGTTGCAGAACATCATCTTCAACATCCGACTCAACTTCGCGACCCAAGAGTGGGACGGCGCGCCGCTGGTACCCGACGCTCAACCCGTCAAGAATCCTTCGGCGAAGAAGCCCAAGATGGCGAAGGCCGATGCCAACGCGATCCTCGACAGCCTCGGCGAAGAGGCGATCATCGCAAACCCGGCCGGCGCGAAGAAGAAGACCACAGCGTCGATCGTCGGGCCGAAGCGTATGGACCTCACCGTGACGGCGCCGGTGTCGAGCAACACCAACGTCAAGGACGCGACGATCAACTTCGGCTTCTACTTCGGGAGCGCCGCCTGAGCGGCTGAGCGCGGGCACCGGCAAGAACTGACAACCGCGAGGGGCACGTCGACTCGGAGCGCATGACGCTCTCGAGGCCGCCGACGTGCGCCCTCTGCACCAGCAAAGGGACAGCGCAATGGCAGCAGTAGGCGGACCCATCGAATCGGTCTCGATCCGAGGGCGACTCTTCCCGGTCGCGGCGGACGCGGACGCGACGAGAAAGCTCGGCGGCTTCGAGAACGAAGTGCAGCCGAACGGCGACGGCAGCGCCCGCATGGTCAAGAGTCGCATCGCGTGGATGGTCGACGGGCTCAGCCTGGCGATCGACCACGACCGCGCCGACCAGGAGTTCCTCAAGGAGATCGCGGACGGCAAGGATTGGGTGCCGATCACCGTCACGTACGCATCCGGTCACACCTATCAGGGCAAGGGGACGGTGTCCGGCGAGTTCGGCGCAAGCAGTCAGAACGCCACCGCGCCCGTCACGCTCTCGGGCCCCGGCGAGCTGACGCAGCAGTAAGGAGCAAACCGTGGAGCAGAAGGTCGACAGGGAAACCGCGGAACGCGAGTTCGAGAAGTTTGTCGAGGCGATGGATCTCGACGTCGACAAGGACGGCATGGACGACGAGGACCGCAAGGCGTTCGACAACGCCAAGCGGAAGTTCATCCGCGCTGTGATGCGCGGTCGTCTCTCGCTGAACGAGAACGGCGAACCGGTCGTGCAGCCCACGGATGGGGAGCCGATCACGTTCCACGAGCCCCGCGGCGACACCTTCATGGCGACGGACCAGAAGAAGCAGGGGCACGACGTCGCGAAGAACATCGCCATGATGGCCGCCATGACGGGGGAGCCGCCGAAGCGCTTCGCGAACATGCCGAACCGTGACCTCGACATCTGCACCACGGTGCAGCTGCTTTTTTTAGGCTGACGGTTCGCACGCCGCTGGTGCGCGGCGGGGAGGACAGGAAGATCCCGCCGCGCATTCGCCCAGACGGCACGCGTGAACGACACGCGCTGTTCCCCGTCTACTCGGAGATGCTGCAGCAAATCTGCCGCTCCTACGGGTCGCTGCCCAACCCGCGCTCCATGACCATGACGGAGATCCGCTTCTTCTACAACGGCATGCGAGCGGAGCTCCACGAAGCGACCAAGCCCCGGAAGCCAACGAAGGCAGGCAAGTAGGATGGCCGGCAGGTTCACGATCGAGGCTGTGCTCAAGGCGATCGACCGCTTCTCGGCGCCGATCGCCAAGATGCAGAGCAAGTTCGCGCGATTCAGCAAGAGCGTCGGGCGGAGCTTCCGGGATCTCGATCGCATGTCGGGCCGGTTCCTCGGCGGGCTCAAGAACGTCGGGATCGCAGCGGGCGTCGCGGGCGCGGCAGCCGGCGCCGCGATGGCAAACGTCGTCAAGACCGGCGCCGACTTCGAGCAGATGCTCACCAACGCGGCCGCCAAGTTTCCCGGACAGATCCGCGCCGGCACGGACGCGTTCCGGGAGCTCCGGGACGCGGCCGCGGAGGTCGGCGCCACCACCGAGTTCAAGGCCAGCCAGGCTGCCGAGGGGCTCAACTTCCTCGCGATGGCTGGCTTCGACGCCAAGCAATCGGTGGCGGCGCTGCCTGGCGTCGTCGACCTCGCGACCGCCGCACAGGTCGAGCTCGGCCGGGCCAGCGACATCGCCACCGACTCGCTTGGCGCCTTCGGTCTGATGACGAAGGACGCGGCCCAGCTCGGCGAGAACCTCGCTCGCGTCAACGACGTCATCGCCAGGACGACGACGTCAGCGAACGCGACCGTCGAGGATATGTTCGAATCGATCAAGGACGGTGCTCCGGTCGCGACGAGCGCCGGCGCGTCGATCGAGACCTTCGCCTCGCTCGTCGGGACGATGGCGAACAGCGGCATCAAGGGATCGAAGGCCGGGACCACACTCAAGAACGTATTCGTCCGCCTGGCGGCGCCCGCCAACAAGGGCGCGGAGGCTCTCAAGAAGCTCGGCGTCAGCACCAAGGACGCGCAGGGCAACATGCGCGACGTCATCGACATCCTCGACGACCTCGGGGTTGCGATGGATGGAATGGGCAGCGCCGAGCGCGCCGGATTCCTCGACGCCATCTTCGGCAAGCGCGCGATCGCGGGCGTGAACGTTCTGCTCGACAAGGGCGCCGAGGGGCTCCGTCAGTACCGCACCGAGCTCGAAGGCGCCGAGGGGGCCTCGAAGGACATGGCGGCCACGATGCGCGACACCACGACCGGCGACCTGAACACGCTCAAGTCAGCGGTCGAGGCCGTCAAGATCGCGGTGTTCGGAGCCGTGAAGGGGCCCTTCCGAGAGATCGTGCAGAGCCTGACCGAATGGACGCGCGCGAACCGCGAGGTCATCGCAAGCGGGCTCAAGGGGTTCGTGCAGGACGTGGCCGACAACCTTCCGACGATCGTCAAGTGGGGGAAGCGGATCGGTATCATCGTTGGCGTATTCACGGCGGCGGCCGTTGCGGTGAAGGTGGCGACCGCGGCAGTCGCGGTGTTCAACGCGGTCATGGCGCTCAATCCGATCACCGCCATTGCGCTCGCGATCGTCGGAGCCATCGCCTTGATCCTCGCCTTCTGGCCCGAGATTTCGGCGTTCTTCGCCGAGCTTTGGGAGACCATCAAGGCTGGGTGGGAGCCCGTCAAAGCGTTCTTGGTCGGAGCCTTCGAGTTCGTGGTCGGCGCCATCATGCTGATGATTCAAGCGCTGATGCCTGCCATCGGACCCGTGTTCGACTTCATTGGCTCGGCCGCGAAATGGCTCATCGGCAAGTGGTCGGTGGTGAAACCGTTCTTCGTCGCAACGTGGAACGCCATCAAGTCGTTCGCCATCGAGACGTTCGCGTCGCTCAAGGAAACGTGGATGCCGATCGTCGACTTCTTCCTGGGGCTCTGGGGCACCGTGGCCGACGGGTTCATGAACGTGTTCGGGTGGATCCTCGACAAGGTCGAGTGGGCCGTCAGCAAGGTGCAGAGCATCGGCTCGTCGACGCTCGGCAGCCTCTTCGGAGGCGGCGACGAGGAGGCCGAAGGCGAGCCGCAGCAGCAGCGCCAGCACGGCGGCGGCACGCAGGTCGTCAGCCCGCAGGAGAGCGTTTCCCGCAAGATCGAGGAGAGCAGCGCCACGACCCGCGCGGACGTCCACATCAGCACTGACGGCGGCGCGCGAGGCGAGGTCACGCGACAGCCGGACGGCCCGGTCGGGCTCACAATGGAGCCCAGCGGAGCGTTCTGATGGCAATCGGCATCCCGCCCGGGGCCGGCGCAGTCCTCGACCTGTTCGGGGGGCCCGGATCCTCGTGGGAGGACCGGCTCCGCGAGGCCGCCTACACGTCACCAAGCGGCACGCGGATCAAGTTCGACTACGAGCAGGTCAGCCGCACTGTCAAAAGGCGCGACACGGCGTTTTCGTTCCCGACGCTCGACGGGCAATACGTCCAGCAAAACGGCCACGGTTCGCGGCGCTACCCCCTGCGGTGCTTCTTCTGGGGCCGGACACACGACCTCGAGGCCACGGCCTTCGAGGCCGCGCTACTTGAGAATGGCATCGGCCGGCTCGAGCACCCGCTGTACGGGCCGATCGACGTCGTGCCGTTCGGGGAGATCACCCGCCGCGACGACCTCAAGCGACAGGCCAATCAGAGCGTCGTCGAGGTGACGTTCTGGACGACCCTCCGGGCCGTCTACCCGCAGTCGCAGAGCAACCCTCGCAGCGAGATCCTCGGGGCTTTGGCGGGCTTCGACGTCGAGGCCGCCCAGCAGTTCGCCGACAGCACGGACCTCGCGACCGAGCTGTCTCGGGTGAACCTCAAGGGGACCATCACGGGCTTCCTCGACGCGGTGGCGGGCGTCACGGGCGCGATCGCCGACACCACGACGGCCGTCAACAAGGAGTTCCGAGACATCCAAAGCCTCGTGAACCGAGGGATC